CATCCAACAATGCTCCACCGCGATACTCATAGGTCATTTGTGTAGCATGAGCAAGCCATTTTGCACCCTGGTTTGCTTTGTTATATTGGTCATCTTCAACAGTTTTTCTTGTCAAAGTAAAGCCAAGACCAAATTCCTTATCTATACCAATGACCTTGGGGCCGAGAACAATGTCCTCATAAGTTACAGGCTCACCATCACCGATTTCCAAAAGCCTTCTTAAACCAGCAATGATTGTAGCCTCTATCTCTGGCCCATCCATACTGCCAACCCTCAGGTACTGAGAATACTGAGTTTCGTGTTCGTTGAACTTATCACGGAAATCGCTTCTCAAACCTGAGCGGAAAAGCAGGTTTAGTGCGCCTTGTACTTCCACTTTTCTACCCTTTCTAGGCGGTATCTAATGCAGCCGCCATAAATTTGAAGAAAACAATTCCCTCTAACACGTCAACATCCACGACAACTACTGACTGATTTGAGTCAGAAGCCAAGCCAACTTGCCAAACTCCGCTAGAAAGTGCAAGTGGGTGAGTTTCACCAATATGATCTATTGCCGGAACCTCACCAGTAACATAACCACCACTAAACACTGTACTAGAATTAGCCATAGCAATACTAACTTCTGCTACTCTTCCAGTATAAACCGTAGTCAAAGAATCATGACTAGGCTCAAAACCGGGCTTAGAAGCTATGGGCTCTAGAGCTATTCCTACGATACCAGTCGTTAAAAGAGTGGTACCAAGCTTGACTTGACCAGTCGTTTCGTATATAAGGACAGAGCCTTTTACAATAGACTCCGAAGCTACATACTGCATCGACTGAATGTCAGGAATCCCACCACCTGGAAAGCGGGCTACGTTTAGTACCCTGCCAGCCATTTCCAAATTCCTTTCTTTTACTTGTTAATTTTACCTTCCAAAGCTGCAATAATGCCAGCTTCGTTCACTGATGACTGAACACTTTCATCAGTTACAGGTAATCTTGCTTCCCTTATGTTACCCATTGATTGTTTGAAATCCTTCTCTTCTTTCTGTGATCCACTCTTAGGGTTAGCTCTGTCATACATCCGTTTGCGGACTTTTTCGATTGTGTCTTTGACTCTTTGAGGACAAGTCATAAAAACAATATCCCCAATTTTAGCTGTCGCCCCTGTACCATCAGCATGGGAAGAACGATCTACTGCATATTTACCGTCGATCTCAAATCCCATTAACTGCATCCTAGCTATTTCTACATCATCATCACATACCCACTCACCGTGTACACCAGCAGGCAAATCTACGGTGGTACGGTCTACAATTATTCCTCTCTCTAAAACTCTAGACAACTTAGCATCGAGTTCAGCATCAGTTAACTCTTCTATGTTGTCAGCAATTTCTCTAGCCTTAGAAACACTAATCGTTTGGCTTCCACCCATTTTAGGAACGTGGAGAACCGGGCGTTCTTCTGACATTTACTTATCCCCACCTTTCTCTGGCACTCCAATTTTACTATCAATAACATCTGACGGATCAACTTCTAACCAATCCAAATACTGTTCCTTGGTCATTGCACGTTCCTTAGCAAGCCTTGCCTCATTCTCCGTCAAGTCTCTATACTGTTTCTTATCATCAGCCTTCCTAAAAGGTGGGCTACTTGGATGGAGATATGGAGGTATCAATTTTGTCTCCTCTTCCTTTGCTCTATCCGTCGTCAACGTTTCATTAGTTTCTGACCCTTTAACAGGAGTAAGAACAATGTCACCAGTAACAACAGAACCGATGGTATGTTTAATAGTAGCTTCTACCATAGCCTCAGTAACTTGTCCAGTAGTTTTCTGTCCCTCAGCAACTAGCGCATCTACAACAGCAGAAAATTGAGCATTACCCAAATGCTGAGCATAAACAGGATTAGCCATAAGATTCTTTTTAATCCTGTCATAAGACGTTTCACTTTCAATCCTATCCTTAAACTCATTCAAAGGTGCTATGGCTAATGCTAATGCATCTTTGATTGCTTTTGTTGGATCGGCATAAAAACTCTTGGCCGATTCCTCAACAGTAGGTTTTGCAGCTTCTTCTTTTGCTGCTCTTAGTTCAGCTAACTCCTTTTCTGTAGCAGAAAGCCTTGCTCCTTGTTCCCTTACAGTTTTTGATTGAATCTCATAAATCTTCAACTTTTGTGCATCACTCAGTTCCCCTGACTTAACCTCAGTAGACTGGTCCTTCTGCGTGCTCTTCAAGATCTGAGATGTAACTTTCTCCTTCACTTGCGAAGAAGTTTCTTCTTCCTCTTTCGCTTTCAGTTCTTCTGCCGTCGGTGCTGTCATCTTCCTTCTCTCCTTCAGTCGGATAATTTAAAGACTTTACAGCTTCTAAAATACGTTCTACCCCAATTATAATGCCTTCCCTCTTATTATAATCCCCCCAATCTCTCGCTGACCTCAGCTGGGAGTTCGCTTCCATCGCCATTACCCGTAATAATTCTTTGAATGGTTGCCAATCTTTGTGCTTTGTTAATGTCCTGAGTTCCTCTATCTGCTCCTTCGAGAGAATCTGGCTGAGATCCTGGGGGGAGTAATTTGGCCTGTCCAAGTAATTCCTCCACTTCTGTAACGAGTATTCGGTTAATACTCCGCACGTCAAATGATTCTAGAATTTGTTTCATTACCTCTGTAGCAGCAACTAATCCCTTATCCAAGATCAAACTAACAAGATCCTGACGACCGGCTTGCATAGCTAATTGAATCATAGCTACGTAATATTGGTTAGTTAATGCACCAATTTGCTGCCAATTATTCCTATCAAGCAACCTGTTTTGTGCCTGCCCGGCTGCTTTCACTTCAAACAAAATCCCTTTCCTAATATCACTTATACTCTGTCCAAGAATCTTTAAAACCTCAGCACCACCCTCTGCATGGTCAAAGTATCCGGGATGTCTAGGACCGAATTGTTTAATGTTTAACAAACCATCCATGGTAAGGATACTAAACCACTCCCTTATATTATCCATAGAGAAATCAAACTTCTTATTACCTTCTTGAATTCTAGCCAAATCTCCAGTTGCTGTTCCTGGAGTTCCAACTTGTGGCATACCTAAAATTACCTCATTAACCCCCGTTCTTTGTTGTGAATAGAGAACTGCACTTTGTTCATTGGAAAACGAAGATGTATATACTTCTCCTAATTGAATAGTATCAACATGAGTCATATCATCCAAGAACCACATCTTACCAGGGAATATAGGTTCCTTTGGACCATAACCAGACATCCGATTGATTTTGAACATACGCATATTTGCGATGGTTGCATTATCTAATCTTTGTCTATGGATCGTTGTTACTTCTCTTTGGAATTGAGAGTTCTGTTTAGAAACTCCAAGCCCTCTCCACCTATGTTCTATTGGAATGTATTGGACAATTCTATAAGGTCGTCTGAGATCATCGTTCCAGTTATAACGAGCACCCATTAAGGATAGGGAATCATGATGATACCAAACAACAATCTCCTCTAACTTATCATCACCATCAACATCAAATGATAGATAAATTAAACGAAAATCAATCATCTCAGGGAAAATCGCTGCTGTTTTCTCTAAATCCTCCTGAGCAGCAGTAAACTTCCTCTCTCCTGTAGTACCTTGTCTGCTTCTAGAACGGAAAAAACTAGTTAAACGTTCAAACGTACCAGGGTAAAATAGCTTAGATTCCTCAAGATTTTTAACTCCAAAAGGAGTATTAGTCATCAGCTCACCACACCAAGGAGCTGTTTGAGGGTTTTGAGCATGATTGGGCATTATAAAGTTAGCATAAGCCACAGAGTCCATAGTGGCTCCATCCCTAATTACAACAGGAAACTCTTCCCTTTCACCTGCTGCATTATACCGAACGGCCTTTTTAACTAACTTGAGATAATCAGACTTACCAATCCCCGTTCCATATTTAACCGTTTCAAAACAAGACGAATTCATCATGTCACGAGCACGCATGTTATAACGTAGCTCGTAATCGAGATAATTCTCCAAAGGATGTTCAGCAGCAGCAAACTCAGGATTTCTAATATTAACAACGACAACAGGAGTAGATGCCCACATCGTTGTCATAACACGGGCTTGGACAGACTCCGCTGCAATGGCGTTTAGGGGAATGACAAGGTTAGAAGCCCCTAAAAATGGGAATTTGCGTTGTTTTAATGAAGGCTCGGCCCAATAATCTTTCTGCTGATCTAGTAATACCTGAATGGCATCCTGACGCTCCATGTCATGGCGCACCATTTCGTCATTTAAGTAGGTTATTAGGCTTTGTTCCGTAGCCTCATCGAGATTTAATAACCGGGGATATTGGCCCATAGTCTATTTACTCTTAAGTTTATTGTTCTTTCCAATTTCCCGCATCGTTCCGTAACCTAAATAAGCTGATCCGAAGAGCCACCAAAGTTCCTCGGGCAGTTTATTCATGTCGGGACTAGGAATTTCATGACCAAAGGACTCAATTATAGGGACACCAACCAAATAGAACACAATAACTAGGAACAATCCTACTAAAATACCAGGTCGAACGAATTTAATATAGGGTTGCTCCAACTCAGCCATCGCTAACTTTCTCATATCAGCAGAATCAGCCAAAACCATCTTAAAATTCTCTAATTCAGTCGCCCGAAGGTTGTTTTCCAAGGCTAATTGCTGTTCCGGGCTTAGTTTCTCTACCTCTGTATCGATTTTCAGGATCATATCCCGAATTGGACCACCAACTATGGGAATTCCCCCAACAACTGTACCTAAAACCTTCTTTAGAGCATCAAAAGGATTAAAAGCCATTATACCTCCCTACTCTTTGGAGGAGTATCATAATCAATTACTTCTAAATAAGTCGGACCAGCCTTAATACTCTCAACTATCCCCGGATAAATTGCTCTGTATGTTGACCTAGAGTTCAGAACCTTGTTCAGTCGAAGATAACTGCCAACCAACACACATCCATCCGTATCATCATCATCATTTCCACAATGCAAGTATATCCATTTGAAGTTAGGAACATCCTGGAGCCAAATCATCCCTTCATGGATATCTGGAAAACGAAGTTCATATCGTTTTGTTAACGATCCCTCTGTTCTTAACTTTAATTCATAAATTCCGGCTGGGATTCTAGTTTCTCCTGATACCTTTTTTATTCTAAATTCATCTTCCAGTATATAACAAAGATGTCTCACATGCGTTTGTCTTACAGTAAACATGACTCCCGCTGAATAATCTGCTTGTGAATTTATTCTTAGTATTCTATAATCCATTTAATTGCTTCCCGTGAGCAGGGTAGTTG